AACACAAATAAGCGTGGAGATTACTTTGCTATAGGTGTTGGCGGTGCAGTGACGGGTAAGGGTGCTGATATTTTGATAATTGACGACCCCCACTCCGAACAAGAGGCCACAATGGATGAATATAACCCAGAAGTTTATAACAAAGTGTACGAATGGTACACATCCGGCCCTCGACAGAGGCTCCAGCCGGGTGGTGCCATCATACTTGTGATGACAAGATGGTCAAAAAGAGACCTAACAGGGCAAATTATTAACAAATCTGTTGAAAGAGAAGGCTCAAATGAGTGGGAAGTGATACAATTACCTGCAATTATGCCTTCAGGTAAGCCGTTATGGCCAGAATTTTGGAGTTCTAGCGAATTAGATGCCCTAAAAGCAGAATTACCGGTCTCAAAATGGAACGCACAGTACCAACAGGACCCTACATCGGAAGAAGGGGCATTAATCAAGCGTGAATGGTGGCAGGAGTGGGATAAAAAAGATTTACCACCATGTGATGCCATAATTCAATCATGGGACACAGCCTTCTTAAAAACGCAAAGAGCGGACTATAGTGCATGCACAACATGGGGAGTGTTTTATCACCCTGATGATGAGGGTAATGAAAGACCTAACTTAATTTTAATTGATGCATACAAAGAAAAGCTAGAGTTCCCTGAGTTAAAACGTGCCGCATATGATAAATATTGGGAATTTGAGCCAGATCAAATGATTGTAGAAGCAAAAGCAGCAGGCTCTCCATTGATTTTTGAACTTAGAGCTATGGGAATTCCTGTCACAGAGTTTACACCGAGCCGTGGACAGGATAAGATAGCTAGGGTAAACAGTGTAACTGATTTGTTTGCCAGTGGTGTAGTTTGGTGCCCACCAACAAGATGGGCAGAGGAAGTTATTGAGGAATGTGCAGCCTTTCCAGCAGGTGATCACGATGATTTGGTTGACTCTACTACACAAGCACTGCTAAGATTCAGGCAGGGCGGGTGGATCAGAACAACAATGGATGACTGGGATGACGAACCCAAGTACAGAAGACCAGTTGAATATTATTAAGGATTGAAATATGGCTATTGAAAAACCTATGACCCCAATGATCAGAGATGAAGACGACATAGAGCCAACTGAAGTTAAAGTGGAGGTTGTTAATCCTGACGCTGTTTCTGTTGAGACAGAGGATGGTGGAATGATTATTGATTTTACCGGTGAGCAGGTAGAGGAAATAATGGGTGGTGAGTTTGACAGAAACTTAGCAGAAGAAATAGATGAAGACGAATTGCATCACATGGCTAGTGAATTGATAAGTAGTTTTAATGCAGACCGTCAATCAAGAAGTGAATGGGCAAAAAGTTATGTTAAGGGACTAGATCTTCTTGGTATGAAGATTGAAGAAAGGCAGCAGCCTTGGGCGGGATCTTCTGGTGTATTCCATCCAATTCTCACAGAATCAATAGTTAGGTTCCAAGCTCAAGCTATGGGAGAAATATATCCGGCTTCAGGACCTGTGAGAACAAAGATTATTGGCAAAATGTCAAAAGAAAAAACAGAACAGGCTCAAAGAGTTGAAAATGAAATGAATTATCTCTTAACAGAAGAGATGACAGAGTATCGTGATGAAACAGAACAGTTGTTGTTTAAGTTACCATTAGCGGGTTCGGCGTTTAAAAAAGTTTATTATGACCCAATAATGGAAAGGCCTTGTGCAATGTTTGTCCCCGCCGAGGACTTTGTGGTTTCATATGGTGCATCTGATCTCATGACATGTGAAAGATATACTCATGTTATGAAAAAAACATCAAATGATATTATCAAACTGCAAAGTACCGGTTTTTATCGTGATATAGATCTTCCAGATCCAGAACCTGATATGTCAGATATACAAGAAAAATATGATGAATTAGACGGAGAATCTGCAACAATAGAAGATGATGACAGGCATACCCTTTTGGAGATGCATGTTGATATGGAAATGCCAGAACCATTTAACGAAGAAGATGGGATAGCAAGACCTTATGTGATTACAATAGATAAATCTTCAAGGGAAATATTATCTATCAGAAGGAATTATTACGAAGATGACAAAAAGAAAAGAAAAAGACAATACTTTGTCCACTATAGGTATCTCCCCGGGTTGGGCTTTTACGGAACGGGACTTATACACCTCATCGGCGGCCTCGCAAAAAGTGCGACATCAATCCTCAGGCAGCTCATCGATGCAGGTACATTGTCTAATTTGCCTGCTGGTCTTAAGGCTAGGGGTCTTCGTATCAAAGGTGATGATTCGCCTCTCATGCCGGGTGAATTCCGTGACGTTGATGTCCCGGGTGGTGCAATCCGTGACGCTATTACTTTCATTCCTTACAAAGAGCCGTCATCGGTATTGTATCAATTACTCGGAAACATCGTTGACGAAGGAAGAAGAATAGGGTCGGTAGCCGATATACAGGTTGGGGACATTAACGCCCAAGCCCCTGTAGGGACAACCCTTGCTTTAATGGAAAGATCTATGAAGGTTATGTCTGGAGTTCAGGCTAGACTTCATGCAGCATTAAAGAATGAACTTAGACTTCTTGCTGCTGTTATTAGAGATTACATGGATGATAAATACGCCTATGAAATGGAAGGCGAATTTTCAAGAACGAAAGACTTTGATGAAAGAATTGATGTTATTCCTGTTTCAGATCCTAATGCAGCAACAATGTCCCAAAGGGTTATGCAGTATCAGGCTGCGCTACAGTTGGCACAACAAGCTCCTCAGCTTTACGACATGGGAAAACTACACAGACAAATGTTGGAAGTGCTTGGAATTCAAGATGCAAGCTCAATTATAAAATTACCAGAAGACATTAAGCCTGCTGATCCAGTTACTGAAAACATGGCTATGCTTAAACAAGAGCCTGTTAAAGCTTTTAAATATCAAGATCATGAGGCTCATATTAGGGTTCACATGGCTGCGGCAAATGATCCAAAGATAAAAGAAATAGTTGGTCAGTCACCTTTTGCTGGAGCAATACAGGCAGCTTTATCAGCTCACATTACAGAACACGTTGCTTTTCAATACAGAAAAGAAATAGAAAAGAATTTGGGTGTTGCAATGCCTAATGAAGAAAAACCTTTGCCAGAAGACATTGAAGAAGAATTGTCTAGGGTTACCGCAGAGGCAGCTGAAAAACTTCTTAAATCAAATACTGCTGAAGCACAGCAGGCAGAAGCACAAAGACAGCAAGAGGATCCTTTAACTCAAATACAACAAAGAGAGTTGGCAATAAAGGAGCAGGAGCTAGAACACAAAAAACAAATGGACATAGCAAAGCTAGAGCTTGAAGCGCAGAAAGCTATGATGAACAACAAAAATCAAACAGAGAGACTTGAGTCTGAAAACAAAAGAGAGGGAGCAAGACTTGGCGTTGCTCTTACAAAGAACTCAACAGATGCTCAACTTCAATCAGAAAAGATTAAAAATGAGGCCGTTGCAGAGGGAACTAAGCTTGCTTTGGAAACGGTTAGAGAACTAACAAATGAGTAAAAATGAGACTATATACACCTACATTATTAAAAAAATTAGAGAAGAATCAGATGCTGTTTCTTTTCATTTAGCTTCAGGTAGAGTAAAAAACTTTGAGGAATATCAAAGACTTGTTGGAAAAATAGAGGGTTTATCCATAGCAATAGAATTACTTGAAGAAGCTGAAAAAAGATATATCGAAGATTAGGGGCTTTTCAAGTCGTCAATAGTTGTGTATATTTAAAATAACGTTATTTCAGACGATTGAGTCTGCAAGGTTACGGTGAACCTAAATCACTGCAAAAAGGAACAGAGATGTACTCTGCAGAAAAAATAGAATTAGACGAAGATACTACTCGTAAATTACCTGAACCACAGGGTTATAAATTACTAATAGCAATACCAAAGTTAGAAGAAAAAACCAGCGGTGGCGTTATTATTCCAGACAAACTAAAGGGAATGGAGCAGACAGCTTCTATTATAGGTTTGGTCATAGCAATGGGAAAGGCTGCATACAAAGATGCAGACAAGTTTCCGGATGGGCCTTACTGCAAAGAAGGTGATTTTGTGATATTTAGATCATATTCTGGAACAAGATTTAAGCTCAGAGGTGAGGAATTTAGACTAATCAACGATGACACAGTTGAGGCTGTAGTCGATGATCCTAGAGAATATACGAGGGTATAATGGAAAACGCAGCAGAAAAAATAGAACAAGAAATTTTGGAAGAAGAAGATTCTTACGAGATTGAAGTTATAGATGATACACCTGAAGAAGATAGGGGGAAGCCTAAAAGGGCAGAAAATATACCCCCACAGATACCAGAAGATGATGAAATAAAGAATTATTCAGGTGATGTACAAAAAAGAATTAAACAATTAAAGTATGAATATCATGAAGAGCGTAGGCAAAAAGAAGAGGCAAAGCGTTTAAGTGATGAGGCTATTACAGCTACTCAGAAATTATTAGAAGAAAATAAAAGACTTAGAAAAACATTAGATGATGGCGAGGGCATTTTAGTTGAGCAGGCTAAAGGCAGGGTTCAGGCTCAGTTAGAAAAAGCCAAGCAAGAATACAAGGAAGCTTATGAGGCAGGCGATCCTGATAAATT